TAGCATAGTAGGAGGCTAGAATGGCAGGTCCAATCAAAGCCTTTACTCTAGCGGTAGCCAACTCTGACTCTACCATTTTTAATGGTAGAGCAAGACTTCGTAGCTTGGGCATATTTGCTACAGGCGCAATCACATTTACCATTACGGACGGTAATGGTGGATCTACGCTACTTACCGGTGCTTTTCCTACGGGGTATAACGAAGTATACATTCCAGACGATGGTATTATCGCTGAGAATGGAGTTCATGCTGTCTTTACAGGCACAGGCGGCATAATGACAGTTATGCTTGCGTAACTGTCATGGCAGCAAGAAAAAAGAAAGCGGTTAGTCTTTCAGTAAAACGCGGGGAGAAGCTCCCCGCGTCGAAAGGTGCTGGTCTTACTGCTAAAGGCAGGGCAAAATACAACAGGGCTACAGGGTCTAAACTGAAAGCTCCGCAACCCGGCGGCGGAAAACGGAAAAAGTCTTACTGCTCTCGTTCTGCTGGACAGATGAAGATGCATAACATTAGTTGTAAAAAAACCCCGAAAAAGCGTATTTGCGCTGCAAGACGGAGATGGAAGTGCTAATGGACAACAAGATATTTATTGTAGCTCTTTTAGGTTTTTGTGGGTGGATCGGTATGTCTGTCACGGATTTAAAAACAGAAGTCGCAGTTGTTAACGTGAAGGTGACAGAAAACCATAAAATGTTATCGGTACTATGGGATAATTTTTTGGAGAATAATTATGGCGATCTCGCGAGGTTCAATGTCAAAGATGATTAGCAATCCACCTAACAAAAAAAAAGTTAAGAAGATAATTAAAAATTTAAAAAAAGCTTCTAAATCACATGCGGGTCAAGCTAAAACATTACAAAACATGATAAAAAGGAAAAAAAGGAATGGCTAAAGATGCATGTTACAGCAAGGTTAAGCGCCGTTATAAAGTCTTCCCGTCAGCGTATGCAAGCGGGGCTATCGCCAAATGTCGTAAAGTCGGCGCAGCAAACTGGGGAAACAGCAAGAAAAAAGCAAAAGGAGGAACATTTAAATACCGCACAACCAAGATATATTGATAGCGGACCCATAGTTTTAAGACCATGATTGAGTTTGTTTTAGCTGTGTACTTAAACGGTAAGTTAATTGACAGCACACAACGATTTAGAGATATGGACCGATGTTTATACTTTTCGGCCAAACTTTCAAGACAATCTCCTGTTCCTACGGGCGATGGCAAAAGATTGAAGATGCATGCGATTTGTAAACCTACACCAAAGAGATAGTTATGGAACCAATATCAACGGCCTTGGCTGGGATAGCTTTAGTTAAAAGCGCCGTTGACGGTATTAAAAGTGCTATTGGCACAGCTAATGACATAGGAGACATTGCAGGTCAGATAGATGCTTTGTTTACAGGTCAAAAGCAGGTAAACGAGGCTAGGAATAAAAAATCTGGTGTTGGGCTGACAGATCAGTTTGGTGTAGAGTCTGTTGCTCGTGAGATGATAGATGCTAAGTTAGCAGCGGAAAAGCTACAAGAAGTAGCTACTTTGGTGAATATGCGTTTTGGACCGAATACATGGAAGAATATTTTAGAAGAAAGACAAAAAAGAATACAGGAAGCAAAAGAGGCTGCGGCGGCAGAGCGTAGGCGAAAACTACAAGAATCCAGAGAATTTGAAGAAATGATGAAGCAAATTGTTCTTGTCGCTAGTATCATAGTTATTTCTGTCGGTTTGTTTGTTTATTTATTTGCAGTTGTTAAGTAGGTATGGATAATTTATGGCAGTACGAAAAACAAAAAAGGGAGCGTCCCTTAAGAGATGGTTCAAAGAAGAGTGGAAGGATGTACGCACCGGGAAAGCGTGTGGCCGTCGCAAAGGAGAAAAACGGGGTACTCCATATTGCCGTCCCTCAAAGCGGGTTTCTTCTAAAACTCCGAAAACCTCATCCGAAATGACAAGTGCAGAAAAACGTAGTAGAATATCTCAGAAGAAAAGGCTAGGTCAGCCTGCTGGCAAGCCACGCAGAGTTAAATCTTTAAGAAGGAAAAAATAATGTCTCACTGTTCTCCTAGAAAAGCTATGGGTGGTGCAATGGTTATGCCCACCAGAAACACTAAGGCACCTAGCCGCTCTCGTTTTAAAATGGGTGGTGGAAACTTCCCTGATCTTAGTGGTGATGGAAAGATTACACAAAAAGATATTTTAATAGGTCAAGGCGCAATTAAAAAAGGCTATGGCGGAATGCATAAGAAAAGAAAAGGCTAACCAATGGCTCTTTCAGGATCCAGAAACTTTGAACTAAACGTCGCTGAGATCATTGAAGAGGCGTATGAGCGTTGTGGTCTAGAGGCTCGTACTGGTTACGACTTCAAAACAGCGCGTCGTTCTCTTAACTTGATGTTTGCTGACTGGGCTAACAGAGGTCTTAACCTGTGGACAGTTAAGCAAGGCACACAGGCTCTAACATCAGGCACAGCGACATACACTTTCACATCAGACTATACGGACTTGTTAGAAGTAGTAATACGTCGCAGCGGCACAGACTATGAGTTATCTCGTATGTCTAGAGGTGACTATTTAACACTGCCCAAAAAAACAACAGAAGGACGGCCAAGTCAGTATTTTTACAACAGGCAAATTTTACCGCAAGTTGTATTATGGCCTACCCCGGATAATTCTACAGACACGTTGATATATTATTATGTGCAACGGATGGATGATGCGGACACATTGGTAAATACTAATGATGCGCCGTTTCGTTTTTACCCCTGCATGGTGGCTGGATTAGCTTATTACATAGCCATGAAAAAAGCCCCCGATAGAATTCAACTTTTAAAAGCTGTGTATGAAGAAGAGTTTCAACGTGCGTCAGATGAGGACGAGGACAGGGTGCCGCTGAAGCTTCAGCCAAGTATTCAATATCTTCGAGTTAATTAATGTCTAGGTATGCGTCTGGTGAAAAAGCTTGGGGACTTTCGGATCGTTCCGGTTTTCGATATCGACTTGCAGAAATGTTGGTTGAGTGGAATGGTCTTAAGGTTGGGCCGGATGAGTATGAAGAAAAACACCCGCAGTTAACTTCACGCAGAACAACCCCAGATCCACAAGCTCTCTTTCAGCCTAGGCCCGACACAGCTACTGAAGTAGCTGGTCAAGTTCTTTTAATAATGAATCCTTTTCAATCAGGTAGCGCCGGTTCTTCTGTAATTACTGTGTTTGAACCATCTCATGGTCGAAGCACATCCAATGTTGTTATATTTCGTAAAACACAAGCATTCGACGGTTTTTCAACAACCGCTTTAGAAAAAGCTGCGGGGTATACAATTACTGTTGTTGATGCTAACTCGTATACAATTACAATTAGCGGTGAGACATCAACTGTTGGCAACATACGAGGTGGGGGCGGAGTCGCAACCGCTGCGCCCGGTGTAGCAACAACATCATCGACGTTCGATTCGATAAGTGTTACATTCGATTCGGCAAGCAAGACTTTTGACGAGGCTTAAATGGCAAAACAAGCAGTAGGAATTGGAACATCAGCTAATGATGGAACGGGTGATACCCTTCGCGCAGGCGCGGACAAGATAAACGATAACTTCGATGAGATCTACAGTGCGTTAGGTAATGGAACCACGCTTACGGATATTATCGACACGAACGGTGTTCTTGATGTTAGTCAAGGCGCGAACAAGATTGTTTTTTACTACGGGGCTTTGAGTGATCTACCCAGTGCCTCAACCTATCATGGCGCTGTTGCTCATGTCCATGCTACAGGTGGTTTGTATTTTGCCCACGGTGGAGCTTGGGTACGTCTAAATGATGAAGCAAGCGGTCCTGTAACCAAATACACCGCTGGCGTAAATGGATCCACCGCGTATACCTTTACTGGTCCCGGGGCAACGTCAGGCAATAATCCAAACTTTACCTTCTACAAGGGACACACATACCTAATTGACAACTCAGCTAATGTAGGTAGCCATCCTTTGCAGATTAGAACATCTAATGGCGGCTCTGCTTTTACAACAGGGGTGACAGATAACTACAATTCTACAACCGGGTTAACACAGTTTATTGTTCCGCATGAGCCAAGCGATACCTCTTTAGTGTATCAGTGCACTAACCATAGCGGTATGGTTGGCAACATAACAATAGTATAGTGAGCAGGTGAAATGTCGTTTACATACACAGAGCTACAAGATGCAGTTAAAGATTTTACAGAGAACGAGGAAACTTCTTTTGTAACTAATCTGCCTGTGTTTATTCGTGGCGCAGAAGACCGTATTTTTACACTGGTTGACTTAGAACTATTTAGGAAAAATGCTACCTCACAGTTAACAGCCAGTGACCCCTACTTAAATGTCCCTAACGATTATTTAGCACCTTTTTCCTTTCAGGTTACAACAGCCAACTATAAAGAGTTCTTGGATATTAAGGATGTAAACTTTATCCAGCGTTACTCAATAGATTATGGCAGTAATGCTGTCCCAAAATACTATGGTATCTTTGATATAGACAATTTTATCGTAGGTCCTACACCAGATCAGGCGTATACGGTGGAGCTTCATTATTATTATAGACCAGCCAGCATCACGGCTGGTGCAGGTACAGGCAATACTTGGCTCAGTAC